ACGCTTAGAATGGCTTAATTATCAGATTGATACGACAACAATTCCTACGCAGAAAGCGAGGTGGGAAGCAGAAAGAGAAAAATTGATAGCGAATAATCCCGAATTGAGAGATAGAGGGGAAGGGCCAATGGCAGAGGGTCATGGTGACGCTGGAATGTATCAACTTGGCCCCGCGCAAATGTTAGATAGCGCGCTGGTCCTGCTTGATAATGAGCCAGATGAGAGAGACATTGCGGAGGCAATTGCCATACTCGTCAAATTACAGGCTCATATCTCATAGGAAACCCAAAATGATTCTTTCCAAATCTATGCTTAGAAAAATTGTTAAAGAGGAGATTACTGCAGCGCTGGAATCAATGAGCTTGGAGTGGCGCTCTGATGCCGATTTAATTACAGCGGCTGAAGATGGGGGTTACGAGGAGCTTATAGTTTATGATGAACCCGGCTCTCTTGATGACAAATCCCGAGAAAACATAATAGCAGCTTTAGCAAATGATGCATGACTTTTCAATTAGACAAGAAACAAAGAGTAAAGGAAATATTAAAGTGCGGTAAGGATCCAGCTTACTTCTTGAAGACGTATGCCCGTATATCACACCCGATGCACGGGCTTATTCTTTTTAATACTTATGACTTTCAAGATGATCTCCTCACAGACTTTAATGACTATCGCTTTAATGTAATCCTCAAAGCGCGCCAGCTTGGTATCTCTACAATTACCGCTGGCTACATCGTATGGATGATGCTCTTCCATCGCGATAAAGCTGTACTTGTTATGGCTACTAAGTTTGCCACAGCGGGAAACTTGGTTAACAAGGTCAAGAAGATTATGAAGAATCTCCCTGATTGGATTCGTATTGCTGATATCGAAATTGATAACCGCACATCCTTTATCTTGTCTAATGGTTCTTCGATTAAGGCCGCCTCCACTTCTGGTGATGCCGGTCGTTCGGAAGCTTTGTCGCTTTTGGTTCTTGATGAGGCAGCCCACATTGAAGGTTTGGAAGAGTTATGGACAGGTTTGTATCCAACACTTTCGACAGGTGGTCGCTGCATTGCGCTTTCGACCCCAAACGGCGTTGGTAACTGGTTCCACAAGACGTGCATGGATGCAGACGCAGGTGCCAACAATTTCAATTTGACAACATTGATGTGGGATGTACACCCAGAACGGGATGAAGAGTGGTTTAAGAAAGAAACTAAGAACATGTCTAAGCGCCAGATTGCGCAGGAGCTAGAATGTAACTTCAACACATCCGGCGATACAGTTATAGATCCAGAAGATATGCAGTGGCTGTTGGCCAACGTAAAAGAACCAAAGTACAGAACGGGTTTTGATAGAAACTTTTGGATTTGGGAGGAGTTCGACCCTACATGCAATTATTTGATGGTTGCCGATGTCGCCCGGGGCGATGGTGAGGATTTTTCAACCTTCCATATTATCAAATTAGAGACCTTGGAGGTTGTCGGAGAATACCAAGGGAAGCTAACGCCAGATATGTTTGCCGCTATGCTAAACCAAACAGCACGAGAGTTTGGCAACTGCATGCTGGTGGTAGAAAATAATAATATTGGCTACACAGTTTTGGATAAACTGATAGAATATGAGTATCCCAACATATATTTTTCCATAAAGTCAACTCATGAATATATTGAACAATATCAAGCGGAGCATCGCACGTCGGCGGTGCCGGGGTTTTCGACAAGCGTGAAGACCCGTCCGCTCATCATTGCGAAATTAGAAGAGTTTATAAGAAACAAACTAATTAAACTATATTCTGCTCGTACTATCAACGAAATGAAGACTTTTATATGGAGGAACGGCAAGCCTCAAGCTATGAAGGGGTATCACGACGATCTTATTATGGCCTTGGCCATTGCGTGCTGGGTTAGAGACACGGCCCTGCAGGCAAATGCCCGAGACCTTAATTATCAAAAAGCATTTTCAGATGCCATCATAACTTCTAGAACAAGCATGAACACGCAAATTAAAGGACAACACGGCTACAAGAAAGATAACGTCTTAGATCAGATAAACGAGGCTCGTCAAACATACGACGAATTTAAATGGATTATAAAGTGAGGAAATAGATGGCACCACCCAATAGAAATGGAAGAAACCCAGCGAACGCACAATCAGAGCTTTTTAAAGCTTTAACAAGGTTGTTCTCTGGTCCGATTATTAATTATCGTTCGCAGTCTGGACGCCGTATTAGGCGCCAGCACCTTGATAAGTTTGGCTCGCGGTTTAAGTCAGCTTCGGGACAACAGTTTAAGAAGTCCCTGTACAACCCTTTGGATGTTGTAGCTACAGATGCCATTGCCAACCAGCGTAGAACTGAGCGCTACGTGGATTTTGATCAGATGGAGTACATGCCTGAGATTGCCTCGACATTGGATATCTATTCTGATGAGATGACAACGTACTCGCAGTTGCGTCCAATGCTTAATATTGACTGCACAAACGAAGAGATTAAGGCCGTCCTCACAATCCTCTTTGACCAAGTTTTAAACCTTCAGTACAACTTATTCGGCTGGAGTCGAACCATGTGCAAGTATGGCGACTTCTTCTTGTATCTGGACATTGATGACAAGTACGGCGTGAAGTCTGTTATTGCCCTTCCTCCACAAGAGATTGAGAGAATGGAAGGTAAGGATGCAACCAACCCCAATTACGTACAGTTCCAATGGAACTCAGCCGGCATGACCTTCGAGAACTGGCAGGTTTGCCACTTCCGTATTTTAGGAAACGACAAGTACCTTCCCTACGGCTCTTCTATTCTTGAGCCTGCACGACGCATTTGGCGCCAGCTTACACTGATGGAAGATGCCATGATGGCCTATCGTGTTGTTCGTTCGTCTGAACGCCGCGTCTTTAAGATTGATGTCGGCGCCATCCCACCGAATGATGTGGAGCAGTATATGCAAAAGATTGTTACACAACTTAAGCGACACTCTGTTGTTGATCCAAGCACAGGCCGCATTGACCTTCGCTACAATCCAATGAGTATTGAAGAGGATTATTTCATCCCTGTCCGCGCTGGTTCTGCCACAGAGATTCAATCTCTCGCCGGCGCACAGAACATTACAGCGATTGACGACATTAAATATCTGCGCGATAAGCTGTTCTCTGCTCTTAAGATTCCCGCTGCTTACCTCTCAATGGGTGAAGAAGCTGCAGAAGATAAGACAACCCTCGCACAGAAAGACATTCGTTTCGCGAGAACGGTACAAAGACTTCAGAGAGTTATCATCGCAGAACTTACAAAGATTGGTATTATCCACCTTTATACGCTTGGATTCCGTGGTGATGACTTGTTAAGCTTTAACCTTTCCCTTAATAACCCTTCTAAGATTGCCGAGCTTCAAGAGCTTGAGCACTGGAAGCAGAAGTTTGACATTGCCGCTTCCGCTACCGAGGGTTACTTCTCTCGCCGGTGGGTTATGGAGCATGTATTCGGAATGTCGAACGAAGACTTCCAGCGCAACCAGCGTGAGATGTATTATGATCGCAAGCACGATGCAGCATTGCAGGCTGTCGCCGAAGCTGCAGCCGCAGCCGGCGCTGGCATGGCCGGCGGTGGCATGGGCGGAGATTTAGGAGGCGACCTTGGAGGCGACATGGGCGGCGACCTTGGAGGCCCCGCAGAGATGCCCGCTGGAGACACTGGTCCTGAGCCCGTCGGTGATGCTGGAGCAGAACCCGCTGGTGACGCCGGTGGTGGTGATGACTCGGCCCTTCTGGCAGTTCCCCCCGGAAGTCGTGATGTACGCAAGTATGAGAAGTCACAATACAAGGCGAAGAACGGCACCAACGACTATCGTCAAGGCCGAGGTCCTCGCAAACGCTCAAACGATGCGTCCGCCGGGAACCAGAAAGCCAGTGGTGGTACTCGCAATGTATTTCCCGGCGCCCGTGACATAACCAACCTAGCAAAGCCAATTGGCGTCAATGTGGGTATTTACGAACAGGAAGACCCTACTTATAAGTTGAGGGAAAGCTCAGAGGAAGATAAACTATTTGAAGTAAACGAATCAATCAGAACGTTACTTCAGGGCCTCGAAACCAAAGAAAGCATTTTAATGGAGCAAAAAGATGAAAACAAGGCATAATAAAAAGAGAAACAC